ACTTTTGATTATTTATATTTAAAAGGGCCGACTAGAGCAGAGCAAAAATCTTACGGTCTTGCAGAAACATTTCAAGACAGCTTGAAAGCTAGAACAGAAGGTCGGCGTAGGTTACGCCAAATAGAACGGGCTAACTAACGGTTATCACCTGACCCACCAATCTTACCACGTTCTTTACGTGACGTAAGTTTGTCCATGTTGTTCTTAGCTACGCGGCCTAGTGAAACATCTAGGTCACTAGCTAATGCAGCACAGTACCATAGTACGTCACCAAGTTCTGCTGCTATCTGTTCTTTAACATTAGCGGCTTCTTGTTCGTCTTTTGGTACACCGTCACGTACAAGCTTCTTAATCTTATTAGCTACCTCACCAGCCTCACCAGTAAGACCCAACGCAGGGTACATTAACTTTGTGTTATCAGGATAAATAGCAGTAGTCTTACAAAACTTTTGGTATTCCTCAAAGGTCATTGCTGCGCCTTTCTCTTCCATAAATTTTCTAACTTCGTCTTGCAGTGTCATGCAGTTTCTCCAGATTGTCAAAGTAAGCTGTATTGTAGCCCCTTTGCCATTCACGAGCCTGCATTGTATGTTCTTTAAACGGGCAGGCCGTTATAATAACGGTTGCATCGTCAACCTTTCTTAACCATTGTTTATCAGTAAAAAAAGCCGCATATCCTTTACTGTATTGTATGGATAGAGGCGGATCATTTTTTAGTTTTGTTCTTCGTTTATACTTAATCATATAGAGTCCTGTAACTCCGAGATCTTAACATTGTAACAGTCTGCGCGTATTTTAAAACCGTTTGCTGGATCTATGTCACCTTTGTCAAATCTTTCGGCCATTTCAAAATACATATTTTTTGGTAGTATACCTAAATACCAAGCTTTAGTCAAATCTTTTTTTACTCTAACAAAAGCATAGGCGTCGCATTTCTGCTTAGTATTGTAAGCAGCCACACTACAATCGTAATGTGGTAGAGGTGCAACGGTTGTGCTTTTTGTTTTTACGTCTACCTTTGTTCCGTCTTTTAGTATAAGATCATAGTCGTAGGTATTGGTTAATTCCCCACCTAGACACGACAGTGCAACCTCTTCACCAATGAAACCTACGAGGTTTCCCTTTCCATTGGTTATTGAGTTTCTAAGCTTACCAAGATCCTTTGCTTTTGCTTTGGCACTCTCAATAAGCTTAGATGTTATCTCAACCTCTATCAAGGTACGTCCCTCGTAGTTCCTGTTGCTTTAGCGACTGGAGATGTCAACGACTTCGCAGACCCCTGCGGTACATGCAAGTTCCTGTGATCCTGAAGTATTGTCTTCCCTTTCATATTCCTGAAGTTTAGACCAGTCAATAGATTTTGGCATCTTATCGATAAGAGCCTTGTAGTCCTCTTCAGAACAATCTTGATACGGAGCTTGCTTATAAGAATGCTCAACATGAGGCAGGAAACTAATACCCGAAATGCTATCGAAGTTTTCATAAACCCAGTCTCCAACTTTTAGCCATTCTTCTTCACGTACACTCACAGTAATACTTGGCTTGTGTTCACACCAATGGTTTTGATACGTAAGCCATAACTGTAAATGCTCTAGTGCAGTCATATCATTGCGGCATACTGCATTGCTAGGTGACTTCATAGGAAATGAAAACACTGTTGTGCTTTCTGGTTTCATAAAATCTGGTTCAGCAGGTATGCCTGAGTCAATCATAAACTGTGTCATAGGATCTTTATTGTCAGCACGTACTGTACGAATGTAGTGTGGATTGTGACGGGCATGAATACCACTAGCACTATCAACTAATTGTGACACAGTACCACTAGGCTTAACACAAGTAATTGCTGCCGACTGATTGATACCTAATTCATTAGAAATCTTAGCGTTTGTTTTAACTGCTTCGTTTCTTAATTGAATTAATAGTCTGCCACATTCGTCAAGTCCTTTAGAACCATTCAAAACTGGATGATCCATAATGCCTGTCAAGCTAACACCAAGTAGTCTTTCATCTTCAGTATTCTTTTTCCATATAGAACGAAGATACTTGAAGTTAGTCAAGCAAGACTGAAGTGTACCCAGTATGGTTGCATTGCGAACTTTACGTAACAAAGTTTCAGTAGAGTCCGTTGATCTTACTACAACTTCAGACAGATTACAGAACTGATAAGGACGAAGTATAATTTCTGAACAAGGATTAGTACCCCACTGTACTTGCTTAGTTTCTTCTTCATCGTAGAAGTTACTACGCCTACCGTTCTTAGATACTTGTTTCTTAGCAGCCTGACGATTAAAGATACCACGTTCACCAGACTTGCTTTCATATAGTGAATGCCACTCAGAGAAGAATACTTCCATAGAAGGTTTCTCTTTGTAGGACACACTGTTGTTTGCTAGTGCGCGTTGGGCTTCATGCACCCACCACTCACCAGACTTAGCTTTACGCATAGATGTATCGTTAAGATTAGATAATGAAATCAATGCACTACGGCGTACACCACCGACAACAACAATCTCACCAATCTTACACATAATATCATGTGCCTCTACAGGATACAATCTACGTCCTGCTGCACCCTTAAACTTCTCTACACAGAAGTTAAATAAATCTTCTAATGGTTCTGGACCAGACGCTCTACC